GCAATGTGAAGCCGCTTCCTGCGCCGCATTGTTTGCAGTAGAACGTGCCTCGATCTTCCTTGTTGTCCCAGATAAACCGATCCTTGCCCCCGCAGTTCGGGCATGGGCCATGTTTCTTTTGCAGATATTTGCCGTCGATCCCGTAATGCGTCAGGATACCATGCCATCTGCCTCTCGCAGCCTCGACCGTATCCATCATTTGCGGACCCAGTTGTTCGAGCCGACAGCCTTGCGCCGCTTGATCCACGCATGTTTGACGTAATTTATTGTCTGCAACGATGGTTCCAGCGGGATCTGGATGAACGTCTCGTTGGGTGAGGTCTTAAACCGATCCTTGAATTGATGATAGGCCCAGCCGCTCTTGTATCCCTTCTGCTTGGCGATGCCCTTCAGTTCGCGGTAATATTTTTCCTGCTCGTCAAACGGGGTGAGTGTGCCTTCGTAGGTCTTGTTCTTCCCCTTGCCCTTCACTTCGGCCAGAGTTCCATCAATGTTAAAGACATTCGACGGTGCTTTAGGCTCAAACCCGCAATTCGGGCAGACCCTGAGCCGAGCGGGTTTCAGGAACGTGCAGCTAGGACATTCTTTCGGCAATGGTTCGTCGCGTTCTTTGCTCTTGCTGGCCTCATCCTTCTTGCCAGTGTTCAGCTTGGTGTGGTGGATGTCCGTGACAAAGCCCAGCCGCAGCGTCGTGTCGGAATGATCGAGGATCATGCAATCAGTCTTGCCATTGGCTCGGCGTAAGCCTCGGCCCATGATCTGCACATAGAGCATCTCGCTCTTTGTCGGTCGGGCCAGCACAAGACAAGACACAAACGGCAGATCGACCCCAGTGGTCAGCACACCGACATTGGCGATAATCCGCAGTTCACCGCGCCTGAACCGATCACACATGATGTCACGATCTTCGATGGGTGTTGTCCCGTCCATGTATCCGCAGGGGATGCCAGCCTTGTTGAACGCATCCGCAATGTTTGCAGCATGGGCGCGATTGACCGCATAGACCAGCGTCGGACGGTATTCTGCCTTGGTCAGCCATGTCTCGACAATATCGGCGACCAGCTTGGGCTTGTTCATCGTGTCGCCCAGTTCTTCAAGATCATAGTCACCAGCAACGGTCTTGATGTTGCTCAGGTCAACATGGGACGGGGCGAACGCACGAAACGGTGACAGGATCTCCTTGTCGATCAGTTCCTGTGTGGTCGTGCCGATCACCAGCTTGGAATACAGTTTGCCCAATCCCTTGGTCCACGGCGTCGCGCTCAGGCCAATGATGGGAACATTCGCCCACTCAGGATCGTTGAACCATTGTTCGTAGAGTTTGAACACGACATGGGCTTCGTCGATGATCACAAGATCAGCCTTGGGGATCTTCCTGCGTGTCAGCGTCTGCACCGAGCAGATCTGCACAGGCTGATCAGGGTCAGTCATCTCGTGATTGCCCTGCATCACGCCGATGTCGTAAATATCGTCACCGCGAAAGCTCTCGATGGTCTGGGTGATCAGGCTCAGTGCGGGAACCGTAAAGATCACGGTCTTGCCCTTGCCGATGGCTGATCGAATGATGGATGCCGCTGTCGCTGTCTTGCCAGCACCCGTTGGCAACTGGAACATGATGCGGTTATGGCCTTCAGCAAGAGCAGTTCGCAGATTTGCTATCCCTGCCTCTTGGTAGTCCCTTAGCTCGTGATACGCCATGTGGTTTTGTCCTGTCGTGGTTTCCCTACTCTTACTTATAAGTTCTATTCTACCCTTTGCTGGTTCTTATCCCTTCCATTCCATTCCATTCCTACGCCTACCATTCGTTTACCATTCGTGGAATCTTCGTCGAATGTTCCAAGAATGTTTGGGTAACGAGACTTCTGCGGCTTGTCAATGCGCTGATGTTTCCATCCATTGATCTGGATATAGTCAATGTTTTCAACGCTGTATAAAGTTATCAGATCGTTCTCAGCCAATTCCAAGACCATTCTGTGAATCTCATCAGAGGAAATATCGTCGGATGGGAAGATCTGCGCCTTCAATTTCTTCTCACTCAGGGTCATACGGCCCTTGTCGTCGGCAAAGTTCCACGAGCCGATGAAAAGCAGCCGACTTAACGGGCTGCAATTCATCACTTGTTCGCTCGTCCAAAACTCAGGTTTGATGGTCCTGATACGAGCCATTACAACCCCGCTTTCAGTATCTTATAGATCATGGCTTCTGCGCCCCGCCTTGGACGGTTCACCGCCACTGCCACATCATCAAAGCTGGCAGTTTGCACCCAGACATTGATGGCAATGTCCTTTTCTTCATCTGTCCAGTTCTTCGCGCCCTTCGGCCTCCCTCTGGAGTTTAATGTCTTAATGGTTTTGCGGGGCCGGCCAACTGGTCGTTTGATCTTCACTTCTGGGGGTGGGACTTTTGCTTCCTGCTCTCTCTTTGCCTTCTCGAATAGAGCTTCTGCCGCTTTGGCAAGGATGTGCGCGATTATTTCCAGATCAATTTTCATTGTGGTTTCCTTTGTGGTTTGTTCCTAAGAGTTCTGCAATATCATCCACGAGCCTTATGGATGCCTTCTCGAAGGCTGCTTGATCAGCCATGTATTTGACGTAACTATCTTTGAAGTCCTTCCTTACAAGTGCCTCTACGCCTGAGACAAGATCGCAGGATTCGATCTCCTTAAATTCTTGCAGTCTTTTGTGCCAAGCATACCAGACTTCGGCTTTCTGAATTACTTGTAACAATTCACCCATCTAGAACCTCTGCTTGTCTGTCCACTGGTTCATCAGCTTCCGTCTCTTGATCTCAAGCGACACAGCCTTGGCAACGGACTCTGGGGTAAACACTCGCTTGTAGTGGAAATCGCACCAGCTGGTCCCGACAAGGACAGGATCACCGCATACGAATGTCAGGTCTTTCCCTTCGATAAACCGACACTGAGATTTGTCAGCATCCAATAGTTTAACCCTGCCGTAAACAATATCGTCCTTAATCTTGGGGGTGAATATCTTGGGTGGCGGCTCTGTTGACAGGGTGACAGTTTTCTTACGTTCCACCTTGGGTGGCTTGGTTGGGTATGGCTTTGACTTATAGATACTCATCTGAATTTTCCTTCGATGCAGTAATCCAATCACGGAGTTCCGAGTTCTCCCAGTCAACGCTTCAGAAATGGCCTTTGCAGTTTTCCCCTCCTTGGCCATAGCCACAGCTATATCAATCTCTCCTATTGTCCACGGTGTTTGCAGTTTCATAATAAGACCTCACGCTCTCTCCCATCATTTCAGACATTTCGTTTAGAAGAACGTCCATGTCCAACTCAGGGATGACTTCCTTTGTGATTGCATCGACTGATAGGGTGAAGAACTTTCTGAACTTGTCCTGACCCATCGAGGCAAAGCTGATTGATTGTGTCTTGAACCACACTTGACCATCATGCCAAACGGTCTCATCAACATAGCCAAGCCTGACTTTCAGCCATTCAAGGAGTTGCTCTGGCCTTGTGTAGTGCGGGTGATTATCGACCACCAGCTGCAACAGGGCCATGAACAATCTGTGTTGTCGGGGGCTTCGGGGGCGAGATGCTTTGACAAACAAGTCCATGCCATCTGGTATCTCCAACAGCATCTCACGATCCCGTTCTGTGACTGGCAATAACCTGTCCCCACTTCGTCTCATTATCATCTCGCCCCCGCTCATTACGCTGCGCTCCCCCCGTTAGCAGCAGCGTTGACCGTGTTCTGTGTCACCGTCCAAAGATCAGTGATCACCTTGGCGTGTTCCGTTGTGAGTGTCTGCTTGATGTCACGCCACTTTGTCGCCCATGCCTGAAGGCTCTGCTTGGTTTTGCAATCCTCAAGCTCTTTGGCCATGCTCTCCAATGCAACCTCGCTATCAGCGAAACTAAGCATTGTGATCACTTTTGTTGGGGCTGGAGCCTTTGGTTTAACACCCTTGGTATCAACGTCCTTGGTGTCCTCGCCATCGGTATCGTCCTCACCAGCAACACCGACGATTGCCGACAGAGCCTGACGTTTGGCGTAGGTCAAGGCTGCACCCATTTGCTGATGCGTCCCCATCGGGCTGACAGGATAGACGCCCTCGATCCACTGACCACCAGAATGAGTGAGACGGGTATGCAGGACAATCCCTGTATCGGTAACATCCGTCATCTGCATGATTGAGATGCCATGCTTCGACAGGGCTGGACGGACTGCACTCAGCACCTCGCCCAGATCAGCATACTTCGACTTGAAGTGCGGATTGTTGGCGGACTTGGTAGCACCTTCGATCTCGCCAAAGGCAAGCGCCATCGCGCCGTGCAGTGTTTCCTTGGTCATTTCGGATAGTCCTTCGAGAGTTCCTGCCACCTGGCCTCGCCCATGGAAGCGCGGGCTTCAGCAATCTTGTGGTCAAGCGACCAATCATGCTGGACCGTTCCAGCGCGCGGATCGTAATCCTGCCAGACGAACGGGCGGGCAGCGACAGCTGCATCCAGACGGGCCTTACTGCGCATAGAACACACCCCTCACCACCGGCTCCACAAACGGCAACCCAATCATAATGGCTATGGATAGGAGGCGGATCACAGCTAATAGCCCATCTTGGTATTGCGAAGCAGTTGGGCTGCATCGCGCCAGACCTGTGCCCGCGCCTGAAGCACTTCCCGCTCACGCTGCGAACGCGGAACCCGATCCGGGGTAACTTGCTGATCGGCTAGCATCTCGAAGTGATCGGCAATCTCGGCCAGCGAAGTTGCGCTGTATTGGACGCTCATGACAAACTCCAAACAATCAAACAGAGAACCATCGGCCACACGATAGCGACCGGGTAGGGGGTGAGGTGGAATAGGCGGGTCATGCTGCTTCAAACAACGCTGCATCTGGTCCGCAAACAATCGCGCCCCAAGGGCTGCTCTTGGAACGCTGATCTCCGCACGAACCCAACCGCTTGGCCGCGTATTCGTCATCGGCTTGACTAGCGGCCAGTTTGACGACCGGGTGTTCGCAAGCGACCAGGACTGCTAGGCCAAACAAGTCGCCGCCGTAGAATTTGCAATCTCGGCAAGGGCGATCAATTCGAGCGCGACCATGCCCACGCTCGGCACGTTCTAGCACCCGCCGGGCATTGGCAAGGTATTCGTCCATCACGCATTCTCCTGTTCGATAGCCTGCTTTCCAAACTGCGCGTCGATCTTCGCCAGCGCCGCCTCAAGTGCAGCAGCGCGGGCAGGGCTAACCTTGGCAGGCGTCCAGCTACCGCCAATCGACAGGTGGCTATAACCATTGTTGTCCAGCCAGCATTCGAAGTCGGTAAACTCGCGGCGTTCCATCTCGCGGTCATATTCGCGGCGACCGAACACGCGATCAACGTCGATCTCCATCGCCTGCCATGCTGCAAATTCCTCGGCAGCGGCGGCGCGGGCGTCTTCCCATTCGGTGTCTGTAAGGTTCATCGGCTTTCCCCTTGTGTGTGACGCCAAATTAGCGCGCCTAAACCGCCAGTCAACAAAATCGTTAGGCCAGCTAAAATAAAAATGTTGCAATCCGGTTTAGCCTAGATAATATGCGCCGCATGAACCTCGACACATACCTTCGCAAACCCGGCTCCAAGCGCCTCACCGATCTGGCGATGGAAGCTGGCGTGACCCCCGGTCGTTTGTCGCAACTGCGCGAATCGCTGGACTGGCCCCCTCAGCTCGCGATGGCGGTCGAAGCCGCGACGGACAGGGTGCTTGACGCGGCTATCCTATCGCCCGTTGTGGCGCAGGCAAGGGGCAAGTCATGACCACGATCCAAACCATCGCCCTTGTCACCACCATCTGCGCGGCGGGTGCTTGGGTTACGTGGCTGGTAAAGACCGCGCCTGAAGGATACGAAACCGACGAAGGCTGTTTCTACGGTCGCGAGCCGCTGGAAGACCCGCGCAACTGGGGCGACCAATGATCCCCCCGAACCTAGCA